CATTTAATCGAGATATCGACCAATGTCAGTTTTTTTTTACAGGATTCATGAGAACACCTCACCATTAATATAAATATATATTTTAATTTATATTTATATTAATTAATTAGCTATAGCGGGTATCATCCCAAAGATGATAGGTATTATACTCTACCATCGCCTTCCTCACTCTTATCTTCCTCATCTTCCTCGCTCTTATCTTCCTCATCTTCCTCGCTCTTATCTTCCTCACTCTTATCTTCCTCATCTTCCTCGTATTCCTCACTCTTATCGCTTGCACTACCAGTAGGTTGATTTTCGGTTAGACGAGATAATCCATGGTCACTATCTCCAATCACTACATCTTCGCTCTCAAATAATTCTTGTCTCATTTCTTCAACGGTAATTTCATTATTTTTCCCAGTTTTATCCACACTGTACAGATTGCCATCTTTATCAATATTTTGACTAAGTAGGTTTCCAGATTCCGCCGCCTTTTTCTTATTTTCTTCAATCGCTTTATGTTTCGTTTCTAACACTCGCTTGTCGAATTCTTGTTTTGCCTTTACCTCATTTTTCTGTTTTTCATGCATTAGCTGATTTAATTCTTCCTCCAAATATTCTACCCTCCCCGTCTTGTACGCTTCCGGTTCCCATGGCATCCATAATCCTACAGGTCCTACATATACATCATGATTAGGATCAACCTCACGTAGTAATTTACAACGCAATTCAGCTTCTTCTTGAGTAGGGTATACCCCTCTGACCTTTAACCCTCGTGTAGAGGTTTGAAACTGTATTGTTTTACTAAATTCTGCTTCTAGGGATTCTTCGTGTTGATCTTTATAGGTTCTATAATCAGCCAAAATAGTTGTCATCATTAAATCACCCTTCTCACTTTCCATAAACTCCGTAAAATCTACCAAAATAGCATCAAAGTTTAGGGAATACTTAAATGCCAAAAAATGAAAAAACTGAGTATATTTTTCCGTTGCTTTAGTAAATTGCCATTGACTTACAAAGGATTCGAATAAAAACAACTCTTTCTGTTTTAATACCGTTTCAGGTGAAACAAACGAAACACACACATACTTTTGATTCGCAATGGACCGGTCCTCCTCCAATAAATCTACATATTTCTTATTTATTACACCATCGTTTTCTTTAGGTTCATACATTCCTATGTATTAGCCCATTTTATTTAAGTTTTTAAATAATATATATTTTTTCTGTATAGATATATATATAATGTTCAATTTGACAGAATTATTCCGGCGTGCTATTAAATATTTAGTAGAAGGATTAATGGTTGCGCTAGCGGCTTACGCGATTCCCAAAGTGCAATTAAAACTGGATGAAGTAGCGTTAATTTCTCTCGTTGCCGCGGCAACCTTTTCCATTTTAGACACTTATGTACCTGCTATGGCTGCGACTGCTAGGGGTGGTGCGGGTTTCGGTATCGGGGCTAATCTGGTTGGGTTCCCCCATTAAATAAGAACCAATATGATAGGCTATACCTTTAGGAAAACCAATCTTAACTATATATAAATATAATAATTGTTTCAATATATTATTATATTTAACACACCGTTGATATAAGTAACTAGTAGGATCAATCATAGATACTAATGGTTGCCTTATAGAGGACCGAGTAGATATACAGTTCTGATTTTTAAACACTTGTATCTCAAATTCGAACTGATAATGATAATGATTAAAATACACGTATAATTTTCTCACATTTAATACTTTAGGCATTCCAACAGAAGCATTATCCGTATAGTATTGATGGATAATATAGGGGTCATCTTTATTTAGACAAACATATAAATAATGTATATAGGCATTTCTATCCATGTTATTTTTAATACACCAAATAGATTGGTAAATGGTATTATTGTTCTTTAACACGTTGTATTTTTTGTATGTGTCCTTATCCATCTTATACTGTAGGAATATATTTCCAATCTAATTCTTTACATATTTTCCTCCAAATAATATCCTGCTCTATGATTTTCTCTCTATCCTTTAGCATTGGAAAGTAAGGCAAAAACTCTCTATAATTCAACATTTCGCAAAATTTATAAATGGTATAATAGTAATTTAAAAAATTCACTCGTTCTTTAGGACAATATTTGGAATAGGGCGATTGTATTTCGGTAAATAGATTACATAAGGTTTCTTCCAGCGCAATAGACATCACCGGTGGTTTAATTCCCAATTTTTCTTTAATATAGGAAATATGTTCATAATATTTATTGTACCCTAATTTTTTGAGAATTTCTTTCGTTTTTAAATTAGTTAATTCATCATATGATATTCGCTCTTTTTCTATTTGTTTTTTGATATTTTCTATAATGTTCTCTGATATATTGGTGGACTCTTTCGCTTGAAATTGTGCTAATATTTCTCTAAAATGGTTGATCCGTTTATACGCATAAAAGCACACCTCTTTTGGAGGGTCTTTATAGGAAGGGCGATTATTTTGTACAATATATTTTACATAATTTCCACACTTATTACATATTCTCATACCATCACTAACCTGCTCTATTAACTCCCCTTCGTGGCATAAATTGCATACATCTTCATTATATACATAGTTATTATTCGGAAATACTACATTAGTATTTTTAAAATAATTAACAATATTATCATCATAAGATGATTCCTCTTCTTTATTATTAAAAAAATTATTTAATATATGTTTTTTATTTATATCTTTTGATATATCTTTTTTATTTTCAAAATATTCAAATATATGTTTAGCATTATCTATGTAGTACTGTCGTTCTAGATTATTTAATTGACTTATCCGTTTATTGTTTTTGAATATCTCGTCTTTTATTTCTATATGAAAGTCTACAGATACTGATTTTTTTATTTTATTAGATAGTTTAGCATTTTCTTTTTCTAGTTTTGCTACTATTTTTCGATTCTTGGAATATAAGGATTGTAACTCATTATGTTTATTGTCTACCGTAATATTTTCTATATTCGTTTTTGACTTTGTTTTCTTGTAGGGCATAAATAATAATTTTTTTAGTATTTAAATATAAATTAGATAAAACTGTAATAATATTTTCATTTTTAGATATAATGGATATAGATCCTATTTTGTATAAAAAAATGTTGATGTTTTATAATGCCATTGAAGATGGTTGGGATATTAAAAAAACCAAAGAAACCTATATATTACGAAAAAAACACGAGGGAAAGAAGGAAATATTTAGCAATGATTATTTATTGAGATTTTTAAAAGACAAATTGGAGATTCCAAAAATTTAATTAAGTTATTTCAAAATATTTTTTTCTTTAGCAATATTATAATATGGGAGGCGGTTTAATGCAACTAGTAGCTTATGGCGCACAAGATGTTTATTTGACGGGTAATCCTCAAATTACTTTTTGGAAGGTGACTTACCGTCGTCATACCAATTTTGCCATGGAGTCTATCGAACAGACTTTCAATGGCCAGGCCGATTTCGGTCGTCGTGTAACATGCACTGTTTCACGCAATGGTGACTTAGCATACCGCACCTATCTTCAGGTGACATTGCCTGAAATTAACCAACAGATGAATCCGGAGTTCACGCAGGCAGATTGGAAACCCGATTCGACCTCCAACAAAGATTTCAAGGGCGGCGTATATGCTCGCTGGTTAGATTTCCCCGGTGAACAGCTTATTTCTCAGGTAGAGGTAGAAATTGGTGGTCAGCGTATTGATCGTCAATATGGTGATTGGATGCATATCTGGAATCAGCTTACTCTCTCTGCTGAGCAGGAGCGTGGGTACTATCAGATGGTTGGTAACACTACTCAGCTCACGTATGTGACGGATCCTCACTTTAACTCTGTGGATGGTCCGTGTACTGCTAATGCTCCTCGTCAGGTATGCGCTCCTCGTAATGCTCTTCCTGAAACCACTCTTTACGTGCCGTTCCAGTTCTGGTATTGCCGTAATCCTGGTTTAGCTCTTCCTCTTATTGCGCTTCAGTACCACGAGGTTCGTATTAATCTGGATCTTCGTCCGATTGACGAATGTTTGTGGGCGGTAGATAAATTAGAGAATGACGCGACATTCACTGCGGGTCTCCTTACGCCATCTCCTGGGTTGGGCTGTGGCAAAAAGGTAGCAACTGCTTATTCTCAGTCGATTGTCGCTGCCTCTTTATATGTGGATTATGTATTCCTTGATACGGATGAGCGTAGACGTATGGCGCAGAATCCTCATGAATATCTCATTGAGCAGTTACAGTTTACTGGAGATGAATCCGTTGGTTCGTCTTCCAATAAGATTAAGCTAAATTTCAATCATCCTTGCAAAGAACTTATTTGGGTCGTACAGCCAGATGAAAACGTAGACTATTGCGCTTCCTTTGATTGTGAACAGCATCTATTTAATGTGTTTGGCGCGCAGCCTTTCAATTATACTGATGCGGTTGATGCTCTTCCCAATGCATTCCACGCCTTTGGTACCGAAGAGAGTCTTACTGGTAATCAGATGGATGGTGAAGGATTTATTACAGAGGATGGTTTATTCCAACAGGTTGGACCGGGTTCTTCCCCCAGCTCTGCACAGCCCATAATACCCGGATTTAGAACCAGCCCCAGCTATCCTGGACGTCAGGATGGTGTAGTGGGTGGAAGCTCAGGAATGAAAGGAAATGGCAGGGGTGGGGAGAGAGGGCAGTATGAACAAGGTTGGGATTCAACCTACACCGCAGGTGATATTAATGGCACCGCCGAATACCCAGCAGTTCTCGCCGGGGTATCTGATGCAGGTACTTTCGTTCTCTCTGAGACCGCTCTCACTATGCACTGCTGGGGTGAAAATCCTGTGGTTACTGCTAAACTTCAGCTTAATGGTCAGGACCGCTTCTCGGAGCGTGAAGGCACTTACTTTGACCTCGTTCAGCCTTACCAGCACCACACCCGCAATCCTGACACCGGTATCAATGTCTACTCCTTCGCTCTTCGCCCTGAAGAGCACCAGCCCTCTGGCACTTGTAACTTCTCGCGTATTGATAATGCTACTCTTCAGCTTATCCTTTCCAACGCCACTGTAGAAGGCACCAAGACTGCCAAGGTGCGCGTTTATGCTACTAATTATAACGTTCTCAGAATAATGTCTGGGATGGGTAAATTTAATTTAATATATTTCTTATTAGCCTTTTGGGTTCATTTGGGATATGTTTGCGCAATTAAGACTGCCCTGAAAAGTAATCTGCCTCCTACAAATAGGTTCTGTAGGGGGGCAAAACAGTTAGTCTCCTATCCTGTCCATTTCGGCAGGCAGACAATTACTAGTCCTTTAATACCGTGTTATTAAAGGGCAACATACCTTGTTGCTGGAACACCCTAAGAGCTTTAACTACCAAGCCATAATGGAAACATTATGGTGGCCAAGACTAGACTTGGATATGGTGAAAATGTTAAAGATTGGGCAATCAGCAGAGTATTCTCTACGTCCGCTATGATAGGATATGAGGAACTTTCAGAGACTGAACGGGTATGGGTGTGTAGTGATGGATGACCAATCCTGAACATGCTTAAGATACAGTCCGGCCCCTTGGGAAACCTTGGGGAACAACTATTGGGTCTTGCGTACTCTAATTAAATTTCAAATGAAACATTCTAAAAAATATTTTACAAACCAAATAAAAAAATTGATATTATTAATTCCT